CAGCGAACCGACGTCATAACGACGTCGCCAAAGGGTCCAATAAGGACAGGACCCAGTACGATGAGATGGAGAGGGGGTTAGTCAAGAACTCCTTTGTGGTAATGCATCCACAGCGACTCTTAGGGGTACTCATACCCTGCGTTGCTTCATTACTACCACTCCAATGTCCTCAACCTCCACCGGAGGATCAAATTTTAGCACAATCATTCAACTCAGTTTCACCAAGAAACAATGAGCGGGTCAGAGGCTGGTAAACACTATCCTTTCTTTTGATAGCATTTCCACTTACACCGACATATATCTATAAAAATAAATTTAAAAAATAAAATAAAAATACAGATAATACGTCGCCACCTACTCGAGCACCACTTCTTGGATTCCAAGAGTCGTTTGATTTTCCCGTTGTGCTGAAATTCAGACACAGTCCAATCTCAATTCAAGGCAGTAATGATCAGCCTTGATTGAGCGCGTACATCGAGGGAACCCGCAGCACCAGTCATGGTGACTTGGATCCCAAATGTATCCGTTCCATCGGATTCTACGACCGCTAAGAGAACATGGTTACACCACTCATCAGACCCAGTTGCCGGCACCTTATAGGTACTGGAACTGTCGACTGGTAGAGCGGAACCATTCTTAACGAATCGGATTACCGATGTGAATAGCTCTGATGTGTTATCATAAGTCTGGATATAGGCTTGTAGTTGGTAGGTTCCCCTCGGAAGGGTAATCACCCCAGATCCCAAATTTAGGTAGTCTTCCCAACCACCGAAATCCTGTCGAAGTATATCAAAATCGACGAGGCCGGTGACTGTGGAAGCAATACCTTGGGGGGTAGAGAGAATTAACTCTGCAACCCGATTCTGGATCAGGGAGGGCTCCTCCAAGTGATAGTTATAGAACTTCACTCGGTAGTAGACCTCAACATAGCCTTTCTCCGCCGTATCGGCACAGGCACCTCGCGCCACCAGTAAGCGACCCGTATCATAGAGGTTTAAATCTCCCATGATTGGGCCTGCTCGAAGGTAACGAGGAGCGCCAAGAACTGACTTTGGAATTTTTAAAGAACAGTTCGGCTGATACACAGGACATTCCGTATGGAATTCCATGGCATTGATAACCGATATTGTAGCATTTAGATCAGCATGGTTCGCATTAGGCTCCCAGGCCATGAAGACAACACCAGGTGTTGTAGTCACAGCCGTCGTTGGGTGCCAACGGAATTCAAGCGATTCAAATTGGTACATATCGTAGCGTTGAGCTATTAGCGAGGCTCCCGGAAATGTGGGGAGTCTCGGATTGATTAGGAAGTCATCTAGACCAAAAGTCGTGACACCGGTTACCGAGGTAGAGATAATATCTTTACCGTCGAAAACACGTTGCCGACCGGTCATAGGTGAGCTTCCTGTCAATCTTGGCATAAAGGATACGGGGTTTCCCTTACGCGATTTGGACTGTTGTCCGTTATTCTTCTTCTTGTTGTTGTTAGTATTAGTCATTTGTAGGTACTACCTCTGTGACTATAAGAGCGACTGTCCATTATGTAGAATGATCCAATATTTGGTCTGGGTATGATGCGGATACAGAGATACTTTAAGTAAGGTCTCCTGACCGTCGGATAAATCAACGACGTCAGTGTGACGACTTAGGTCTCCTAGCCCATCAACTTTCAACCCCCAAATACCAGTCACGGAACCGTGCAGTCTGTCGACATTCCAGGCAGACGGTTGGAATTATGGATTTTAAATCCCACCAACATTCTAACTACCCTTAGTACGGAAATATACCGTTTTGGTTCCTTAACTACATAACTACCTACACTTTACCTTTCGAGAAACTCAACCAAAGTATTATTTTTATAATTTTTATTATTTTCACTTTGGTATTCTGTGAGTCTCTCTTCAGGGAAGTGCTGCTCTAGCAGTTGCCATCCGAAAGTAAAGATGTCTTTATCCGCCATTTGTGGCCGGGTTTTAGAGCGAAAGTCCTTAAGTTGGCGGTACGGTAAACGTGCCACCATCTCAGGTCTTTCAATCTCACCAGCCAATGCAAGTGGGGGAGTCCAGACTTCTCTATCTTCGGGTATACTAACAAATCGTTGCTGTGGACCGATCTTAGGTCCCACAATCCATCGGGGTTCGTGATAATAGGTTGTCTTGTGTTGTGTTCTTTTTGACACAAGAGCAATCTTTGGAATCTTCTCTGGGTTAGAAAGGAAAGCCGACTCAAGATAAGAGGCGTAACGCCTCTGAAATCGAGTCAGCCGGACTTTCATTCCTGGGAAAGGTATGAAGCCCAAACCACCACGCTCAAAAGGTAAGAACAAGTTAAAAGTAGTGCTAACTGTTCGATCAGAAGTGCTGCCGTCTTGCCAACTAGGGTTCCTGGTTTTCAACACTGAGATCTCCTTTATAGTGCTACGATGATAGTGCATAAACCGCCGATGAGCCCTTTCAGGGTTAATCGCGTTATGTACCACTTCGTTGTAGTAGTCCCAAATGGGAGCTAAGCGTGCGGTATCCCTCCCGGTTATTTTACTTTGACCGGTGAGAAGTCCTGCATTCAAGCATCCCAAGTGACGAAGTTCTCCACCCAGATCACTATATAACTGAGAATTTACAGTTAGAAAGTGGCCATGGATGTAGTTCTTCCCCAATGAGAGCTCAAAACCAACATCACGAATCTCCTTTTGCCAAAGGTCATATAGATCATCATCGGCTCGGAACAGGATGTCATCCCCATTAACCAAAACCGGTAAGTCTCGGACATCGATCTCTCGACCAAGAAATTTCTCGAGGGCTCGCCAGTACGCGACAAGGTTGACAACACACAGGATTGGGAAACTTAAAGTACTTCCCATCAACTGTCCAGTTGTCTGCATTACCGGGGCGAGGCCAGACTTGGCCGGATAATGGACTTCCTGCTCATAAAGTACTGAGCGGAGGACTTCCACTACCTGTGGACGTGCTTCGAACAGACCCATCCGAAGCGAAGTCTCGAAGGCGGCTTTAGTATGTCTAATATCGAGTGAGTCGGTGGCAGATGAATAATCACCACTAACCCATTTCGAAAAGGACAGACCTAGCGCTGCTTCTCGAGCTTTGAGATCGATCAAGTCTCCAACTCCCAACGGACGACCAGTGAGAACAAATTGAGGAAATGATTGAAGGTATTTCCAGAGCGCTTTCTGATAGAAGCGACTTATCCAATAGCGAAAGCTATCGCC